GTCCTCATTGTAGTAAAACGACTTTATCTTTTCTATGCGATCATCATTGGCAAATGATCCAACTCTTAATGGTGACTGTGGATCTGGGCAAGGAACAAAAAACTCTTTTTCTTTTTTTGGTGGGATTTTAACCTCTGGAAATTCTGGTATTATCGGATCATCGGCAGTAAAAGGTTTTTCTGGTTCTACAGGTGTGAATTTATCAGGGTTATATTCTAAAGGCTTTAGAGTTGGCACATCTAAAACAGGCCATGCAAGATTTGGTTTATCAATAATATCTAATGTCGTTGGATATATTTCCCATGATCTAATTTTTGGAATATATATTTCTTTAATTTGTATTTGTGGAATATCTATTTTTGGAATTTCCAATTACTTCCTTAAAGGTGTCGGCAAAGCAAATGATTTACCTGTGTTTTTTGGTAAGGTGTTTTTCATTACATCAGGTAATTTTTTTTGCAAATCGCCCATTAGTTTGTTTTTGATCGTTCTGCTAAATTCGGGGGATGTTACATACCTATAACCCATGTACCCTCCGCCTATAACTGAAGATACCATTATGAATGAGAGAATACTCAAAACATTAGCTATTTTTTGAAACATGGTTAAAGAAGTTCTTAATAAGATGGTAGCACCATTAACATTTATGACACTACTTCTTCTTGTGGGGTTGATGCCTCTGTATCTGATGGCTGCGATGCTGCGGATGTCTCTTGAGTCTCCAAAATCTGCTGTTCCAAAATCTTCATTGCACCAGTAATTTCATGATACGCAATGCTTAACTGATCACGTTCCAGTGATAATTGTTTTAATTTTTCTTGTAAATTCATAATTATTCGTAAACTTTTTTACCTGTGACAATAGCAGCATCTATGGCTGTAAAATCTTCAGTTGTCCAGATAGAGGTTGTTTCATCAAGTTTTTTATAAGCCTTAATAATTTCAAGATGCTCTACGTTTCTTTTAATACGATCTTTCCATTCTGCATCTGTCTCACCAACACTTGCTGAGGTATCTGTATTTATTAAGGTGACGCTATCACCAGCAGCAGAGAAAATAGCTGCAATTTCATCTGCGGTTCTTTCTTCCATAATAAAAAATTAATTTACCTATAGTTTACCCTGCTTCGAGGGCTGTGACTTTTGCTGATAGCTCTTTAATTGCATTGAGCATGTGCCAAAATAACTCATCAGTATCAACTGTTTTAGCACCTTTCTCATCTGTTGTTACGCAGTTTGGTGCAACAGCTTCTAATTCCTGTGCAATAATTCCAATCTGTGTTTCTGTAACCCCTTGTCCAATCAATACTTGATTTACATTATCTGCTTTAGGAAATTCGCTCATATCTATAGTGTCATCTGAAGTTAGAGGAGAACCATCAGAATACTGTTTATATTTAAAGTTTCTAACTGTTATGTTATCAATTATAGATAAACCAACTGTGTTAGTTACTATATCTTTTTTAAGCCTTTGATCTGAAGTTGTTGACCAAGAACTGCTATTATTACCTTGATAACAAGCACCGCTACTACCTCCATAAATCCACGTCGCAGCATTATTATGGGCTGTACCATCTCTCGCTATATAAAGGTTATTATCATTAGTGGAAATTTGATTAAGTCCAGCAGCAGTACCTATACAAACATGACTACTACCAGTTGTAATAGAACTTCCCGCTCTTCTACCTACAAGAACATTGCTTGAACCAGTTGTTATGGATTGACCAACATCCCTTCCAACACCTGTATTATTGTTGCCAGTTGTAATTGCTTGGAAAGATCCACGACCCACTGCTGTACAATCTCCCGCAGTTGTAGATAATCCTAAAGCACTAAGACCTATCGCAGTGTTAGCACTACCAGAAGTATTAGAATCTAAAGCATTTGCACCCACAGCAACATTTTCTGTACCAGATGTGTTTGCAAACATAGCTTGTAAACCAATGGCCGTATTATTAGAAGATGTCTCGTCTGCATCTAAGGCTCTCCAACCTAAAACAGTGTTATTTGTCCCTGCTGTGATTTGCCTTGCTGCGTTATAACCCACAGCAACATTTTGACTACCTGATGATAAAGCTGTTAAAGCATTTGCACCCAAAGCCGTATTTTGAACACCAGTGGTATTATTTTTTAAGGCTGAATAACCAACAGCAGTGCAAGTACTCTCTGTAGTTATTTTGCTTAATGCTAAAGCCCCCACAGCCGTATTTTGTGATGCCGTTGTGTTGTCATTTAGAGCATCCCTTCCAATTGCAACATTATTAGTGCCTGATGTGTTCGCCTGTAAAGTTTGATGACCAATAGCAGTATTATCATTTCCTGTATTGGCATATAGTGCTAATTTACCTATCGCAACAGTATTATTACCAGTCGTTACTGAATAACCAGCATTTTCTCCAATTGCTACATGGCTTTCACCTGTAGTTAAAGAATATAAACTATCTCTACCTACGGCTACTGAACCGCCAACACTACTTGAGCCTGTAAACGCTTGTAGTGCACCTTTTCCAACAGCAACACTATCACTACCTACTGTATTTTGGCCTAAAGCATCTACACCAATAGCTACATTATTATTTCCTGTCGTGCTTGCGTCTAAAGCTAAAGCACCTAGAGCACAGTTACTATGTCCAGTCGTGTTTGGTGCTAATGCTGCTTTTCCCACCGCAGTGTTATTAGAAGCCGAAGTATTTCTCCGCAAAGCTGAATCACCTACGGCAACATTAGTGCTGCCAGTAGTTGTATCTTCTAATGCGAACAGTCCAATTGCCGTATTTTCATCACCAGAAGTTATATTATTTCCAGCATTTTGTCCAAACAAACTGTTGTCGTTTGCATCAGTCCCACTGAAACTAGCACCCGCACCTGTTCCAGCTACAGTATTTCTTTGAGAGTCACTTGTAACACCTCCACCACCATCTGCAAATTCTAATTGGCCTATAGCAGTTGAACCCGATCCAGATATACTTTTTACTTTTAAAAATTTATTTGCAGCAATTTGATTATCAGGCAATTTTATTGTGTAAGACTGACTAGCTGAGTGATCAGGTGATTCAAGTTTTACACCATGACTATTTTGTGAACAGTTAAGTTGTACTTTTCCATTAGTGCTACTTCCATCACCCTTTACCTCTACTACACCAGTTCCATTTGGATTTAACTTTAAATTTCCATTAGATGTAGATGTATTTAACTCAAACGCTTGCAAATCAAGGTTGCCTCCAAGTTGCGGAGAAGTGTCGTCAACTACGTTTGATATTCCACTTGCACCACTTAATGAACCCCAAGCACCATTATTGTATCCTTCAAAGGTATTAGTTTGACTATTGTGACGTATCATACCCACTGCTGGACTAGCGTCCCTCTGTGCTGTCGTTCCAGAAGGTAGAGTTATTGAAGATGTAATATTAAAAGTTGCTCTGGCTGTAAATGTATTTGCTGAAGATAAAGAAGCATGACCAAAGTTTGCAAGGCTTACATCACCTAAACTTACAAAAGCATTATTAGCGGCATTTCTAATTTTTAGGGTATTACCATCAATATGTGGAACGTAAGCTGCAACACCTACAGACATTTCACCAGAACCTTGATTAACAGTACTTAATGCAGCAATTATTTGATTAAGTTTTGTTCTAACAACAATTCCTGTTCCATTATCAACGGTAAAACCGTTACCTCCCGTATTATCAACTCTTGCCATTTAAAAAACAGTAATTTTTCTTAGTATATCTGTTTTATCCACCTTTACCAAACCCTACAGCAGTAAAGTTAAAGTTTCGATTTATTGAAGCACCAGAACTATTTTTAAAATGCACAGTAAAACCTGTCGAACTTACATTTGTAAGAGTGAAAAAATCACCGCTTGCAAGATCAGTTGCTGTTATTCCAACAGACGGTAAATGTGAATTTGCACCTAGTAAACTGCTAGTACCGACAAAGAAAGGATGGTCGAAGCTTACATTTTTAGCACCAGCACCAGAGGCAATAGCTGTTGCACTTTGTTCTGTTCTTCTCTGCAAACTGGCAGTATAACCTAATTCAGTAACTTGAATATCTTGTGCTGGATCTCCAGAAGTTAATTTTGCTCTAAATTTAAAGCCCCTTCCTCGATAAGTTCCATTTGCAAACTTTTGAAAATCTGTATAAGTTGGCGAACCAGAACTAGGATCATCAGTAGTAACTTTTACAAATATATCTGCATTTACATCAACACTAGCAGTACCGTCAAAATCCTGTAAATCATCAATTAAACCTCTACTATCAATTAAATCATTTGGGTAAATAGCTTGTGATTTTATATGTTTTTTAAGATCTAGAGCAAAAATACCTCCTAAATCTAAAAATGTTCCACCAGCAGAACCACCAAAATCATAAGTGCCAGAAGAACTAACACCACCTAAATCATCAAGACTAGCCTCTGAGTCAAAATCGGTTATATTATCAAATTGACCTGTACCACTAAGATTTATAGAATTACTATCAGAGTCAAAATTTACATTAGTTTTAGTCCCTTGAAACTTAGGGTTATCTTGATCTTCACGTCTTGTTTGTGTAATTAATGCTGGTTGTGGGTCAGGTGGGTCAATAATAACGGAAGTTTCCCCTGTACTAAATCTTTGACCGTCATCTTGTGCTTTTAAAATTACTTCCCCAGCCAAAATAGGTATTTCAGCAGAACTTGTATTACCAGAAACAGCAGTAACAAGGTCAGTTGCATTTGAAAAAGTGCCATTTCCAGTTGTATCTGGTGTGTGCCTTATAAAGATACGTCCCCCTGCCAGCACGTCTGCCTCTGTAACAGGACTCCATCTAAGCCTTGCAAGTTTATCTGTTAATGGCTCGTAAGTAAGTCCTGTTATGTCTTGTGGTGGGGCTGTTTTACCAACAGCATCAAAAGTAAGTTGTGCTGGTGACCTACTTGGTTCTCCAATGCCATTAAAAGAAAATACTCTAAATTCATACCTACCAGCTTGACTATTTACAATTTCAGCATCACTTGAAACTGTATCAATTTTAAAGAAACTCCCATTGTCAACCCTGTAATGAACTTCATACCTACTTGCCCCTTGCTGTGTCTGCCAATCAAGTAAAATTTTTGCAACAGCTTTATTATTAATAATTACAATTTTTTCTTGTGCAGAAAGTCCCTCTGGTGGGTTTAAAATAATCGTTAACGCTGTTGTATTTCTGACAGGCAAAGCTGCCCCATCCTCAACAAAAGCATATTTACCCTCATTGTGCTCAAGTGCAGTAATTGAATAAGTTGTATCATCATTTTCACTTACTGAAATGACTCTCCAAGAAGTTGTCTCTAAATTTGAACTTTCTAAAATATAAGGTGCATTTACATTTGGAGTTGTACTAAATGCTGATGAAACAGTTATTGTTGCACCTGAAACGCTGCTGATGTTTTTAGTTTCAACTGTGCCGTCAGGCATAACTATTGATATAGTTGGGCTGTTTGAAGTTGGAATATCTGTAGAATCTGAATTATCTAATACAACTACAGTTGTGCTTGTTACAGAAGAAAGCAAGCCGCCTCTTCTCACACCAGCTTTTAAAGAATCTGCAATTTCAATAATATCTCCACATCTTACTAATACACCAGCAGCCGAAGTTGTTGCAAAAGCACAAGTTTCGCCAGAATTTTGTTCATTAAATAAAAACCATTTACCCAATCTTGCTGCTTGCCCTCTTGAAGTACAAGCAAATGCTTTAATTGTTTTAGTTACAACTCCATATTTTGTTTGTGTGGCTGCGTCAGCTTCAACAGTTTCAATGTCTAATTCTTGTGTAACCATGTCAAAATATTGAACATGGATAACCGTATGCCTTGTTTTTAAACTTGAACCATTATAAACAAAACCATCTTCAGTAATATTTGAATTATTAAATATGTATTTTGTTGGTTTACCCTCAGCATCTTGGGAAATAGAAACTGAACCCGCAGCAAAAAAAGCAATTGCCCTCATAGAACCACATAAAGCATTAATCAAATCAAATGCAGAGGATTGCTGTGTGATATTTGCATTTACTGAGAATCTTGGTTCTGTGCTTCCATCACCATTACCAGCATCTACTAATGCACCACAGTATTCGCTCACAGTTTTAAAACTAAATTTATCTAAGGAAGATTCAGCAATATTACAGCCATAACGATCATTAGTTAATAAATCATACAAAATCCAAGCTGGGTCAGAACACCACTCTTTACTAGCTTTAAAAGTGCCGTTCCATGTACCAGCATAAGAAAGATTGCCATGTGTAGCATTTACTGTTGCATTAGATGGTATTTTGACTTTTATTCCTCTTATTCGATACCGCCTATTTGGTATTCTTGGAAATTTTTCAGCACTAAAACGTAAGGCTGTATGAGCAGTATTTGGATATGCGTTCTGCTTCATTATTATGTTTGTAGCAGAACTAAACCTAAAAGCATTTACAGTATTTGCATCTGTACTATCTGCTGTTACCCTTTCTACTCTTATCTGTACTGGGAAAGATGTGCCACTCGCTAAATTAATTAAATAGTCTCTAAAATATGCATTTGTTGATCTACCTTTTACAGTGTCATCAACTGCTGTAGTTGTTGTTCCATCATTTTCAATAATTTTAATTCTTAATTGTACCTCTACTCCATCAATACCACCTTCATCATTAAAAAATTGCATGGACGGAAATTGCAAGGTAACTCGCACCGCATTAATTGTTGATTGACTAACTGTATGTGTAACAGGATTTGAAGTTGTAACTTCTGTACCAATTCCAACTTCTGTTTCGATATTTCTAATTCCAGAAATAAATGTTTGATTTGCAGTACCGTCCCTAAAATCAAAGCCAACATCTTGAAAATTAAAATCACTATCTTGAGGTGAAGTTACACTTGCAGCCGCTTGTAAAATTGGTGTTTGATTTAAAAAAATATCTTTTTTAAAACTATTTATATAAGCTGTTGATGTTTTATCTGTGATGCCATTCTTTGATGCTGTTGCACTTCCCTCTATTTCCCCTTCAGAAAGTAGCTCAACTATTGTATTAAATTGTTTTGAAGATAAAGCACCACTAGGTAAATCAGGGTTTGAAAAAGTAGTGCTTTGGTCAAATTCTTTTATGCTCATTAATTTGTACCCTCCACTTGGACTGTATCAATTCCATTTGATACAACAATAGAACCAACCAATATTTCTCCATAAGCCAAGTTAACTGGAATACCAGCCTGACTAATATTTGTCAGCCCTGTAAATGAATAATTACTTGCCAATGCTGATGGGTCTAGTGGGTCTTGCCCTGAATCTCTATTTCTTGTGTCTTCTTGTGGCGCAAGCAAATTGTTTATCCCTTTTTGTATTAAATTTAAAGCTACATAAGTTAAAACATATTTTAAAACAACCTGTTTTACATATTCTTTAGCTGCATATTTTAAAGCTAAACCAATAATTAACGTAAAAAAGTTTCCATGAACTAAAGGTATAATTTTTATTTCTTGTTCTGTTCTTATATTTAAAAAATCCTTTGTTATTGGTTTATCGCCTACTTTTACACAAAAAAGTTGTTTAGTCATTTTCTCCTCAAGACCCTTAAAATTACAAAATAAAAAACTAAATGCTTCATAAGGTGAATTTACATCAGCCATAAATTCACTTTGGCCTGTATATTTTTTTAAAAACCCATAAACTTTTATTTTTTTAAGCATCTACTTCGGGTTGAATTACAATCATTTTATCTAAATCTGGACAAACAAGATAAAAAGGTATTTGTATTGAATTACAACTTGCAATATCTTCTGGTGAAAACTGTAATACATTTTGGGGGTGTGAATGTAAAATTCCAACTACTTCACCTTTATCCTCACCATCTGCAAAATCAAAAGGGTCAATTACAAAAGAATTAACTTTAAATTCATACGCTACATTTTTGCATCTAAAATATTCAAATCCTTTCTCAGTTTTTAAAAATAATCCACAACATTCATTTGGTGCTTCCTCTTTAGCGTGTGCTATAGCTTGCAATTTACAAAATTCATTCATATTTAGTTTACAAACGTCCCAACACCTTCAAAATCTTTTCTTGTAACCTGTCTTGCTGGTACTTTTTTATTTTCCATATCAAGTCTATTAACTAATTCAAATGAAACAACATTTCTACTTTCTTGGATTTTTCTATCAATAAAATGTATTTCTTTGGGAAATTCATTTGAACTTGGTGTACCAAATGGATTTGTACCACCACTAAAATTAGAAGCATCTAAGGCATCAGCAGTAAGAGTTCTTCTTGTTACTTTTGCATCTAATAAATCGTTATGTGGAGTCACTAAATTTACTAAAAGCAATAAATCTGTAACTCTTATAACAGAGCCTAATCTTGTAATACCACCTAAATTGCTCATCACTAATGTAGGTCTAGGGATTTTTCCTTCTCCATTGTATTCATAACCTTTTGTCTCAATTGGGAATCTTTCATAAGTGTTTGTTTGCCACACAATATTTGCATAAGTACTAATATTTCCACCAGAATGAAATCTAAAAATAGTAGGAACATTAGTTGGATTTCCTGTTGCATAATGCAAACCCTCTACCAATTCCAACTCAAACAGTTCAATAATTGAATTTGGATTTATTTTTTGTAATTCGGAATGTGGAATTGCCATTAAGCCTCGAAAACCTCCTCAAATGTTAAATTCATAGTGACTCTGTTATTAACTGGTATAGAGGCACTTCTTCTGGTGCATTTAAAATTTCTTGCAGATGATTCACCTCCTATTGTGTACTGAAACGCATCTTGATCGTCAAAACGTGCATTAAGAAAAGTATTTATTGTATCTGCATCTGACTGTGAAATATTAAAAACTAAACTTACGACATGATATCTCTTGTTTGCTGCAAGTCCTCTAACTAATCTTTGTTCATAACCATCACCAAGTTTAACAACGATATTATCTTGTTCTATAGTTTGAGTTTCGCCAAATGCAGGGCTAATATTAGGAAAAGTTGCCATTATGCTAATAAACCTCCGTTTCGTTTTTCTTTTACAAGTGTCTCTTGCACTACAAGAGCTATTGTTTGACCAAGCTGTTGAGACATTGCACTATCTCCCTCAACTGAGCTACCAGAGGCATCTACTGAGACATTGACAATATTTGTTATATTATCTCCATTACCTCCAAGTTGATTATTAGGTGTAATAAACCCTCTGCTTGATCCCATTGTTAACAATTCTGGCCCCTTTTCACCTACTACAAAAGTTTTTCCAGCAGCTACTTGTCCTCCGCCAGCCTTACCACCGCCAAAAATACTGCCTAAAAATCCACCAATTTTTCCACCGATACCAGCAACAGCTTTTTGAATAGCAACTTCAATTAACTTTCTTTTTAATTTGTTTAATACATTAACAGCAGCTTCAGCTAAAGTTTTTGTTCCTTCCACAGCATCAGCTAAATTGGAAACAATACCACGTTCTATGTCTTGTCCTATTTTTTTAAATTGATCATTTAGTTTATCTGTTGACTCTGTTACATTATCTGTTTTTGTTTTTGTTGTATCAAGAGAGCTATTTAACTGATTATTAGTAGAAACGATTTTATTTCCAGCCTCAACTTGTTTATTTTTTTCATCTGTTATTGTTTTTTCTACTCCAGAAAACTCTATTAGACCTTGTTTTAGTTTATCTAAGTTATCATTTGCATCTTTAAATAAATCTTTTCCAACATCTTTAATATCAGAAACGTCAAAAGGTAATTTTATTTCTGGTAATTCAAGACCACCTAATAATTTTTTAATTGGGTCTGGAATAGAATCAATAAGCTGTTGAATTTTGTTTCTAATAAAAGTAACGATAGTATCAACTACACCAGTCACTGTCTGTTTTATACCATTTGCAGTATTACCTATTGCTACAACTATCTTTCCAATAACACCACCAACAACTCTTGCGAAAAATATAGCTTGTTCTGAAGCATCAGAAACCGCCTCCTTAATACCTATCCAACCCTGTTCAAGATTAAACAAAGTTGCCTGTGCATCAACTCCTATTGCATCACCTATAGCTTTTCCGATTTCACCAATAACGGCAAAAAGCTGTCTAAAAGGTGTGAAAACAGCTTTGACAGCAAGTCCCAAAGCTTCAACAGTAACAGCAGCTACTTTTAAAACTTCTCTAATTATTATCCCAAACTCAGAACCTTCCGTTGTTAAATTTGTAAATGCACTTCCAAGTCTTGTTAATTGACCCTGTATTGTATTTGTTGCTGTAAAAGCGTCTTGTGCGGCTCTTCCCTGTGCATTAGCTTGGTTTTCTAAAGCCTCATTAAACTTAACTAATTCATCATTTAATAAAGGCTGTATTGCTGTAAGAGCCTCTACACTACCAAATAACTTAGATAAATTATCTGCACTTGCCCCACCATTTGCAACAATTTCCTCTAAAACTCCACTTAAACCTTTTGATTTTAAAGCTGAAGCACTAAAGTCAATACCTAATTTTTCTGCAACTTTTGAAGCTTCACTTGTAGGCTTTTGTATCGAAGCAATTACCTGTCGTAGTCCAGCAAAGGTTGATTCAACAGGAACACCAGTTGCAGTGACAGCAGAGATCGCAGCATTTAATTCATCTATACTTACACCAGCACCAGCCGCAATTGGTGCAATACGACCTATCTGCTTTGCATATTGGTCAACAACAATTTTACCATCAGCCTGTGTTTGTGCGAATCCGTCAACTATTTTTCCAGCTTTATCAGCTTCTAATCCATAAGCATTTAAAACAGATGTAGTTGCATCAGTAACAGTCTGTAAATCAGAAAAACCACCAGTAGCTCCTAACTGGGCTGCTTTTAAAATATTTGTTATTTCAGCAGTTTCAGCAAAACCAGCAGATGCAAGATCATAAGATGCTTCTAACAATGAAAGTTGTGAAACCTGACCACTTAGCTCATTTGACAAACTTGCAAGCTGTGGTCTAAGAGCTTCAACATTAACTCCAAGAGTTCTTACTCTTGCAATAGCAAAGTCTTGTGCAGCTAAATTTTGAAACGTTTTTGTGAGTGCAGCAACAAGAGTTAGACCAGCAGTAAGTGGCCCTAAAGCTGTCGCTAACGCAGCCCCAGCAGTTCTAAAACCTAAAGCCGCCCCTTTTGCACCAGCACCAGCACCAAAAAATGACTTGCCAAGTATAGGTAAAGCTCTATTTGCATCTTTTAATTTGCTATTTGTTCCGTTTACAGTTTGATTAAATTTTTGTGCCTGTGTATTTACATTCTTAAGGGCCGTAATAGCTTGGGTAGCTCCAACTCTAAGTTCTACATTTGAAACTGCCACGACTAAACAATAACTCCTTTAACTATACTTTGATTTTCTCTTAATAGCATCTGCCTGTTTCTTTTCTCTATCATACTTTA